ATAACCTGCCCTTTGTAGGGCCAGTACCCACCTACAAAACCAAGTTCGCACTCAAGATCTGGCTTTGACTGGCCGAGTGAATAAGACTTTACATCGGCGCACATCATCAACGATATAGCCTTGATGCCGATTGTTGCAAAGTAATTATGTGTCCAGTCAATAGCTTGAGGCGTGTAATGAATATGTACAAACTCTGGCTGTCCTGTCTCGTCTTTAAGTCTTTTGAGAATTTCACGCTCTTTAGGAGAGCAAAATAAAATATTGTACCTATCTTTGTCTACTATAGCCGCGTGGTCGCCCCAGTCTCCCGCACGTAGTCCTACTTTAAGATGCGGCCTTTCGTAAATACATTTGATTGTCGCCTCGTCCAAATTATAAGATTGTCCTAGAAAAATATCTGGCTCAAAATCGTCAAAAACATCAAACGCCGTAACAGCATTTTTATCCCAAAAAGCCACATCAAAACCGACTGATTCAAAGGCATTGGCCCACGCCATGCGTTGATAGTAATGAGCGTGCTTTCCATCATTGCAAATCAATATTTTCATTTAATGTCCTTTATTCTATCAATTTCTAATATGTCCATTTTTTTAGGATTGCAACAAGCGAATTTACCTCCAAGACCAATTACTTCATTTATAATTTCGAAAGAAAGTTTTTTCTTGTCTTTTTCTTCATACCTATTAAATACGCCCTTTAAAATGTTTAGTTCATCGCCAGTAAAGTAAGCGCACTGCGCCCATTTGTCAGGCAATCCGTAAGACATAATTGATAAATTGTCTCCTATTTGAGTCAATCCAACTTCTGTGTCTTTTAATTGACAGTTAGTATCTTTTACAATAAAAGACTTTGAGTAGTTTAATTTCAAAGTATCTAAGTTAAATAATATATCTCCGTGAATAAACATAAAAGATGTGCAATTCGTATTATTAAATGCGAGCCTTAAACTTTCAGAAGAGTTAGTTGTATTGTAAAGTTGATTTTCTACAAATCTAGTTTTACCTCTAAACTTTTTAATAATCCTATCAGAGTAGCACCCTACTACAGTAATTATATCGGGGTTTTTAAAATACTTATTAAGTGTGTCTATTTGATGTTGCAGTAAGTAGTTTTTGTCTACTTTAATCAAACTTCTAGGCTCGTAAGATTTAATTTTTTTGCCGAGTCCAGCGGATAAAATAGCAATAGACATTTTGCTTTTATCTTGTGTTTTTTGACTTGGCGTTTGCTGCTTAATATTAACTGTGTATCGGCTCATTATCTTCTCATTATCTTGGCGTTTTTATTAAAAATTTCCGCAGTCATTTTTGAGGATTGGTTGTTGCCGTGAATATTTGCAATGGCCAAGCATTCAGGAACATGAGTAATCATGCAAACATCTGCAAGTCTGAGCCATAAATCGTAATCTTCAGTACATCCAATAAATCCTTGACTAGCGGGACCATGTAATCTGCTATCGTAGAACTCGCCATTAGGCAATCTTACCATATCTAAGTATTCTTTTTTAATTAGCGCGTTGCTATGAACCATACATTGTTTTAGCAGTCTTTCTTTACTGTAAGATGGTTTAAATTCACGTTTGCTAAAATCAGGGTTGATATTTTCGTAGTCAGCATATGTCACTCCTACTTCTTCGTGTTCGACAAGTTTTGTCACCAGCTTCTCAACCTTCTCGGGAAAGTAAGCATCGTCAGCATCCAGAACACCAATGATATCGGCCCAGTCCCAACACATTTCAATCGCTACATTGCGGGCGACACTAGCACCGGAATTTTTGATTTTTTTTACGTTGATTTTCTCCACATCATGCAAGTTTTGCACACCGTAAGTTATTTTGAAACCTTTAATCTTTTCCCAAGAATCATCAGACGATCCATCGTCTACAACATACAAACGAAGCTCGCCTTGGTAGGTCTGGTTGAGAATGCTTTTCATAGCGGCTAAGATATAGTCGCTATAGTTATAATTAGCACAAATGATAGCTACTTTAGGAAGCATTAAATTCCTCCCAAGTGTAAACTGTTTTAATATCAGATCTATCTTGTGCGGTTTTTACCTTTTCAATAAAAGTACCCGCGTCCACTTGCTCATCTTGGTACACTTTCATTTTGTTCCCATTGAGAAATTTAAACAAGAACGCCGGAAAGAGCAAGCCATTAAATCCATCATAAGACTCGACTGTCATAATCTGCTTCATTTCAAAGTTAATCGCGTTATGTAGCTTATCAATCATGTCATGCGCTACTGTTTCTCCTGATGTTGTGACATAGATCCAGCCGTTCTGCGCATGTGTAAACGCTTCATCGACTAGATGAATTTGTTTTTCTGGTGCTTCGCCTACCTGTAATATGTGGTAGTCAGTATCTCCGAGTTCTCCGAAAATATCTACAAAAAGATCCCATACTTCCTCATTGTATTCAACCCTTTCGTTAATTACTACTATAAATGGAGGCTTGCCATTTCGTTTATGTGAAGCGACAGAAATAGATTCTAGCGTTGTCTTTAGATCTGCTATGGCATCCACTTGATCTGGATCAAGCCTAACAAAGAATCCAACTCTGGGGTAGACTTCTTCAATCACAACCTCTTGGATATTTAGCTGATCTTCAAACTCTAAATTATTAATCCATTCTTCAGGACGATAAGTATTACAGAATCGCTCTAGCACGAAAAATCCATCACTGTTAATCGCTTTGACTCCTAATGTTTCACAACGATTAAGAGAGCATCCTATTTGTGTTCCATCATCTATTTGTATTCTAGAAAAAACACACCCTTTGCAGTAAGTTACCATATCTTCGCTCATTTAACTCTCCTTGCTTCTAAAGAAAATCTATGCGATCCGTAATTTGCATTTGTTAGTTGAAATTTATCAGCTAACATATTTTTAATAAACTCTAAGTTTAGCATACATTTTACCATTGCTCCAGTTTTAGGAGGAAATACTTTTTCGTTTATTATTTCTAATGACACTTCTTCTCTAAATATTTGTCGCGATATCATCCCAAAATCATTTTCACTAATTTTAATCGTTCCGTTTAATCGGAGCTTGCTTAGAACCAGATCTAAGACTTTGGGCACATCGGCAAAGTTGTGTTGAGAAAGAAAATCCTCACAAACAATTTCATTAGCTTCGGTGTCTAAAACATTTTGACTTAGACTTGCAACGTTTCCACAACACCGATAACCATGCTTGTTACCCGCACCTAAGTAGACCTTCATTATATTCTCCTATTGTATTATAAAGTAGATTGTTCCAATTTTCAATAAATCTATCAAGACCAAACTTAGATAATATCGTTTGTTTTGCTGATTCTCCCATCTTTTTTGCAAGAGTGGGATTTTCGAGCAGCTTTGTACAGTAATCTATAAGATCGTTAGGATTGTTAGACATAAAACCATTAACTCCATGCTCAATGATTTCTGGCATCATGCAGTTTTTAGTGGAGACCACTGGGCATCCACAAGCCATAGCTTCCAGCAAAACTGTTGGCACTGGTGAGTGAATTGAAGTATTTAAGAATACAGCGGCATTTTGATAAATATTTCTCAAATGCTCCCTATTTTGGGCGGGCTGGGAAAAGCCAGCATGTTCTCCTGTGCATTTTCCTACTACTTGGCAGTCAACATAAGATGCCACCTGTTTCCATATATTAAAACCGCAACACCAGTCTCTTGAAGGAAACTCATTGACAACCGATAGGCAGTAAAGCTCTCTAGATGCATTGTCTGCGCCCTGACTCCAAAAATCTGTATCAACACCATGTTCTACTACTTTAGAATTTTCAGATGAGTAACCCCAAGCGTCTCTACTATAATTAGAAATAAATGAAGTTAGATTAACAGGTATTTGTTTAAAAGACTCAATAGATTTTTCTACATCAAACCTAATATCAGGAAGCACATGACAGTGCCGTAAAATAGGAATTGCTAGTTGATTAGTGGAAGATCCTCTAGTTTCAGAAATTAAGTCGTGCGCAACTTGTAGTCTGTTGCAAGACGTGTGACTTAAAATAATATCAATAGATTCTGGAACATGCTCAACAATATGATAGTTGTCGGGAATCGGCGCATAAGTTTCGTCCCATTCTTTACCGTATTTAAACGAATAAAAATTATGTCCGGTTTTGCACAGATTCTCTTCATATCTTTCGTGTGTTGCAAATGTAAAGATATTTAGCTTGTCGCCTCGTTCAACTTTTTTAAGTAGTGATTCCATACTTGTTTGATTTGCTCTAGCCGTCATTTAGATATTCCTTTATAATATTTCCTACTTTTTCATGAGTGAGTGTTGCGGCTGCCTTCTTGCATTTTTCGCTGAGCCGCTCCCCATGATGCTGATATTCATCATACACTTCCCTCATGGTTTTTGCAAGTCTAGCTACATCAATTTCTAACCAATTCGATTCAGCTGTATCTATGTATGGCATTGTATCGACTGCGCCAAAGCATGGAGTTTTATGAGCTTCCACAGGATAACCTACCAAGTAGTCCATGCCAGTGCCTTTTGTGTAAATTGCTGGCTTTCCAAGCGCCATGCATTCTAATCCGGGAATGCAAAATGCTTCGCCACGACTAGGCATTACAAAACAGTCAATTTGGTTAAGCACGGAAATGTAGTCTTTTTTGTCTATCATTCCAGCAAGAACAATTTCTTCTCTATAGTTTTGCCTTATTTTAAGACCGTTCCTGATATGTTGTAGGTACTTCTGCGCGGCTTCTAACGTAGTTCGTGAGGTTTTGATAAATAAATTTACAGGTTCTTTTGGATCAAATTCCATATGAAAAGCTCTGGCTAAAGCTTTGAGATTTTTTCTTTCTATAAACTCGCCCACAAATCCAAAAGTAAAATTGTTTTGAAGTTCGTCTATCTGATTACCTTGAGGGTTTTTATATCTATCAAGATCTAAGCTGTAAGGCACAACTTTAATAGGCACTGTAACACCAGAATTTTCCGCTATAATTTTATTCGTGCGACAAGCCACCCAAACCTCGTCCATCAGATTTAGATGTTCTACCCATCCAGTCGGCTTTAAATTATCAGACTCGATACAAAAGCATCCAATATTTTTATAGTTACAATCGTAAATATAATTGGTTGGTATTGTGTGCTGTACTACAATATCGCAGTCTAAATGAGATTGCTGTTCTAGCTGTTTGATTCTGTCTGGATATTCACGATCTTCAGCCTCATAAGTAATGGCTCTAGGAACAACGCTGATTCCAGCCGCATCCATAGCCAGTATGTTATTTAATGCGGCATTTCCCCATCCTGTTCCGTCTCGATAATGACCTATGTATAAAACCTTCACCGTAATCCTTCCATCATGTGTAGTCGTTGCATTTCCCAATTATTCCATATATCTCTAAGTTTTGAAAACTCTATAGCAGCTTCAGCGAATTGAAACTTCTGATACCTATCTACACTTGGCATATGTGATTCGTTAAAATACACGTCATGATCTAGATTTTGTACTCGATAACCAAATGTAACATCTTTAATAGTTTTTGACCATAGGTAATTTCCTATCCACTCTGGCTTGTGTAAAACATTATTGAAAATATAATTCACTTGGCTTATAGTATCCTTAATTTCATCAGGCATATTAGTAGCGGGTGGTTTTATTTTTGGAGGAGATAGCCATGTTTCTGACCAGTCTTTTATAGGAATATTTCTAAAATGATCAATCCAAACTTGAGCTGTTTTATCCCAGTCGTAATGCTTTCTAGCGGCGATGCTTTGCCCCTGTCCGTACAGCTCCAGCGTATTTTTATTATTAACAAAAATTTCAAGAATATCTACAAAAGTGTCATTATCAGGAACTGCTCTATAGCAACCGGTTTCGCACTCCATAGATAGCGCCAGAGGTTCAATTCCTACACCTCCAATATTTTTAATTACAGACTGCATAGCGGAATAGTTTGTTGATATTACTGGTACGCCTGCGTATGCGGCTTCCAGCTGAGGCATTCCAAATCCCTCGCTGTTCGCGTACTGAACATAAATATCGAACAGGTTATAAATTTTATTTAGTTCATGTTCATCAATCGGATTCTCAATACCCACCAGATGACGATTGAAGCTATTGCATTTTTTACAGTATGACGCCACGTCTTGGTAAAACCCAACACTAACATCTCCGCATTCTTTACACCTATAACTAAACAACACTCTATTATTAAGCTTAAACTTATCTAGTAGCGCAGGTATTTCCCATCCAATATCAGGATAATATGTGTGGCAGTAAAGAAAAACATCACTTCTTTTAGTTTTGTCTAGATACTGCCTGAACGATTTAAACAAATCTGGATACAGTTTACGTCTCTGATTTCGCATCACGGTTCCGACTATTAATACATCGCCATCTAATCCCATACTTTCTTTATGTTGTCTCTTGTTTGGCGTAGGAGTAAAAGCACTGCTCGCCGCTGGAGACGCCACGTCAATAAAGTTAATATCGTCACACTGCTTCAACATTACGTCTCGGCCAAATTCGGAGTAAGCCATGACAGAATCGGCGGATGCAAATGTGTTGATCCATTGTATGTTTTGCGGTTCGGCATCAACTGTAGGCATAATTGACCAGTGGTAAAAATCCCTAAAAGCAGATCTTTGTTGATACTCTAGCATCCACCAGTCACGTATGTCCATCACAATGTCTGGTTTAAAATCTAAGCAAACATTGTTAAATGACCAGTCCCCAAAAATACTGCTTGCGCTAGACAAATAATTACCGTAAGACTCCGAGTCTTTTTCGGGCTTATTAGGGTAACACTTCCATTCTCTGGGGTTTTCGTTCAGATCTTCTTTATCTGCATAAGTTGCAAGCTCTGCTACTTCAAACTCTTCTATTTTATTAAGACGAGCTAAAACCTCTCTACCATACACAGAGTATCCTGTATTTTTCCATGAAGCTTCGTTGACCCAAAGTATTCGTTTTTTTCTCATGATAAAATCTTAAAGCTAGTAACCCTGAAGTAAAATAAATCGTAATCATGTTCTTCTGTATAGTGCGATCTAGCACTAGATTCAACAGACATTAGCACTCCTTCCTTTGCGTATTTCTCAATTGTCAGCGCTGCGGTGTCCCACGCCTCGAATTCTAGAACAGTTAAGATGCGCTTTTTGTTTCCGCTTTTATCACGCCTAAATTCTTCAATCTCTAATTCAAAAACCAGCCTTGGAGTTCCGCTGTTAGCGTCAATATCAACCACTGGTTTATGTGTTAATCTTCCTAAAAATATACATTTATTCATTAGCGTCTTTCAATATTTATATCTGCTTTATTTTATCAACTATTACAGATGTTTTGTCTTTACTTTGAATATTTCCGGTTATCAGCACTGTATTTCCCTCAATTAGCAGATCTTTATAGCTTTCCCAAGTTTCAGGAAACACAACTATAGAGTCTGATGAACCGCTTATATCTTCAACAGTTAAAAAGGCCATCCAATCGCCCTTTTTAGTTCTGATAATTTTTACAACAACAACTTCTACCGCAATATTTACTTTACCTGTTATCACCCCATTTGATACATCTTTGCACATAGTTAATGATAAATTGGATAAATTTTTAACAACACTTGAAGTTAATGAACAACTAAGATATTTGGTTTCTTGTTTTGCTATCTGGACCGGGGTGTCTTCAGTATTGTAAAATGGATTATCTAATGACTCTATAATATCAACCACAGATGTCATTCTTCGACTATTTACTTTAATAGTTTCAGTCATCTTTTTGATAGCGTCGGACAAAGAGCTGGATTTGTTTCCATTGTTGTGATTGTCTGAGATGGCTTGCTGTTCGCGAGCTGATAGTTGTTTCCAACTATCGAATTCGTACAGCATTTTTTGTGTGCAGTTTCTATTGTTTTTACCAAGAAAAGCCCCTACTGAAATCAGTGCAATTGATGATCTTTTGTTAAGTTTTAGTTTGTATATGATGTTTATGAGACAATCCATCCAATCATAATCCTTAATAATTTCTTTGTCTAAGGATTCTATCTTCTCACACTCTGCGGTCCCTACAAATTTTATGTACCGCAGGCCATAATGAATAATGTCTTTTTTTGACTCTCTAGTGAAGTTCGTATGGAGATTGTTAAGTCTAGGAGGCCACACATCAATATCAGATTTCCTAGCATCCATGATAAGCTGCTTTCTTTCTATCTCTGGCTTGGGCTTGCCTTCAGATCCATCTAACCAAGTTTGATAAAACTTTTTTCTTCTGTGGTGTTTGCAGTACGCAGCCCAATATGCGTTGATAGCGTAGGCTACAGCGTGCGATTTGTTGAAAGCATAACGGTTGGATTTCTCAATGTTCGCAAAAATTTCTTCAGCAACTTTGTTAGTAACGATTCCTTTACTAGCCGCACCTCTTAGGAAAGATTTCTTTACTTTCTCCATCAAGTCGGCTTTCTTTTTACCAATAGCCTTGCGAAGAGCATCAGCTTCTTTAAGATCAAAACCAGCGAGCTTTTGAGCAATTTGCATAGATTGCTCTTGATACACTAGCACGCCATAAGTTTCCTTTAGAATAGGCTCTAAGGATTCATGATCGTATTCTACTGGAAAGTCGGGCGCTCCACTTTTTCTAAGGCAGTATACTTCAGTCATATTCTTGCCGCTTTTATGCTTGGCCAGAAGTGTGCCGGGGCGGATCAAACTGATAAGTGCAGCAAGCTCTTTAATATTTCTCGGCTGGCTTTCTCTTGACCATTTTTTACCCAAATTAGATTCAAGCTGAAAAACACCCTTAGTGTCACCATCGCAAATTAAATCCCAAACTTCCGAGTCGTCAAAATTATTAATATTAAACATTATCTTTTCTCAAATAGTTAATTGCTCTTTGTAACCCTTCAACACCGTCGCCAAATGCTCCAATACCTCTATTGCATTTATGACATAACCACCCCCTGAAAACATCTGTTGCGTGGCAGTGGTCAACAACAAAAGGTGCTGCTCTTTTACTACCCTCGCCAGAGACTTCCGGTGCTGTTCTTCCACAAATTGGACACTCGTAATCTTCTGGCGGTTGCCCATATTTGGCCCGAAGTTCTTTCCTTCTTTTACTTAAATACTTATTGCAATCTTTACATTCTGTCCTCAAGTAGTTTTCCCCACCTCTTTTACTGAAGTTTGTTGTCGGCAGATGTTGTTTACACTTACTGCATGTTTTATATGTAAAGTTTTCCATTTGCAAACGCCTTTTCAAATACAATTTTCTTGCTTAGATTTCTCTGCATAACTAAAAACTTGATCAAAATATTAGCGGTATCTTTCACGTCCTGAAGCGCGTCGTGAGCGTTATCCTTAGACATGCCAAAATAATCGCGCATATAGTCCATGTTGTATCCTTTAACATCGGCATTGTTTTCAAACCAACAGTAAACATGCTGCATTGCATCCATTGTAAAAATCGGATTGAACAACCTTTGCTCCTCGCGCTGCTTGTCCCAAGGACCAAATGCCTTACACATACGATTGACAATATGCATATCGTATCCGTTAATATTCCATCCAGCAGCAATAGGAGCGGTCCAGTTTGTTCCCTTCCAATTAAACTTATCTACAAACTGATTGAACTTTTTCCAGACAGTTTTAGGCATCGGACCTTTGGATATTTCAGATCTTGTTTTTCTAGTAACTTCCAAAGCTTTGTCTTCAACTGGATCGAAGCCTGCGGCAATTGCCTTTTCGTCATCAATGATACACCTCATACTGCTTTCAAACACACCTCCGTCCATTAGTTCTAACCGTCTAGAATCAATGGCAACGGCAGCAATTTGTGTCGGCTGACACTTATGAGGATTACGACCTGTGGTTTCAAAGTCAAATACAATTATGTTTCTGTGGTTCATCTTTTTCTCCTAAGTTCAAGAAATTTTTCAACAGCGTCATCGACATTGTGGTATAGTCTGTAAAACTTGTGACGATCAGACCATACTTGGTATTTAGCCCGTGGCACAAACTGTCCCATCATAAAATCTTCTAAGTTGCATACTGAAACACCTCTGGCTTCAATCGAGCAGCCAGAGAAAATTACAGACTTGTATCCCGCGATATCATGCATTTTTACACACCTCCATTATTTTACTAAGTAATGCGATCCCCAGAACATCAAACTTAATATGTCCCTGAAACTCTAAAGCGTTCATTTCGAACGCCACGATAGGGTCGCCGTTTTTATCAGTTGTAATAGGACACACATCCGCTAGGTTAACTTTAGAAATAATAACTCCAGCTGGATGCTTGCCCTGTGATTTATTTGTGCCTTCAATATTTATAGCTTGTTCAAAAAGATTCGCCAAAGGACCGGCCAAGCTACCGTCTTCGTTCATTACAACCCAGTTTCTCAAAGCCTCTACATTGTTTTCTAAAGACCACTTGATAACCGACTTGTCTTCCATTAGCTCCAATTGATCAGAGATACTTGCTTCATCAGCAATTGCGTCAGTGATATCATTCATCTCATCAAAGGATACGCTTCCATTAATTCTTAACACTTCTTTAATTGCAGACCTGCCCTGCAATCGCCCAAAAGTAATCATCTGAGCAACCTTGTCGTTGCCATACTTTGATTTGATGTAGTCAATAACATCATCTCTTCTTTCGGCAGGTACATCCATATCAATATCAGGAATCGCCACATTGCCCTCAGTGTTTCGTCCTTCGTTGTAGAAGCGTTCGAAAATAAGATCGTATTCTATGGGGTCAACTTCTGTGATGCCCAGCAGATAGGATATTAGACACCCTGCCGCCGAACCTCTCCCCGGACCCGCCAACATGTCATTATCTCTGACCCATTGAATAATGTCTTTTACAATCAGGAAGTAGCCAGATAGCTGAGCCTTGAAGATAACTTTGAGTTCGTGTTTTACTCGATTCGCATAAACTTCTTTATCGCGAACGTCTTTAACTTTGCCTGAAGGAATGAGCAGCGCAGCCCAGCCATCCCTACATAATTGAGTTAGGTACTCATCTTCACTATATCCTTCCGGGCATTCAAACGTTGGTAGCAATGGAGGTCCAGCAAGATCGTAATCTTCACACTTGTCGGCAATGCCAAATCCAGTAGCCGTCTCGTCAGGCTCGGGTAAAAACCATTTGTCCTCACCATTAAAAAACTGTTGATAGTCATGTTCTATGTTCTTGATTTTCTTTAAAGTGGTCTTGAGCTTGCCGCAAAGCATGATACGATGGCAGTCAGCATCACTTTGATTGACATAGTAAATCGCCTCATTTTCATAGTCTGCTTGATGATGATTATGTTTGAATAATTTAGCTAATCCGTTAACTTCTTTAGTAACACAGATAACGTTACCAGCTTTGGCAACTTGTTTTAGAACGTCTAGGTTTTTATTGGAGACATATCTTACTAGGTCAAACCACCCCTTTTTATTCTTGGCATAAAGTATATATCCATCGAACTCGCAACCGATGATTGGCTTTATTCCATGTTTCTTGCAATCTGCACTAAATTCTACAGCTCCAGACACACTTTCAAAGTCCGCAATACCACAGGCAGTATAGCCGTATTCCTTGCATTTTTGGGCCAGTTTATCGGTTTTGCAAAATGCAGTCTGTAGACTGAAATGAGTTTTACAATTTATGGGATTCCACATTTTATTTCTCAAGGTTTGTTCAAATCTTTAATCGCAACATTATGGCAGTCTGCTCTAACTATAAAACCGTTAGAAGGATCTACCTCGCCTTTGGTTAGCTTTCGCGCCTTTTTATAATACTCTTCGTGGGGTAGCCAGCCCAATACCCAAGCTCGCCCCCATCGTCCATTCTTGTTTTCGATTCGTACAAATATATAATTGTCGCATTTTTGCTTGGTGTTATAGTTTGCTACAGAACAGTCATAGTAGGACTTAGGTGGGCTGGTGCAACGTTTAGTTTTTACGTCCCAAGTAACCTGCTGGCTATTCCCACAAAGTTTTCCAGTAACAATATCGTAATCGTATGTGTTATTGATTGTACCACTCAAAACACAATTTGCAACCTCTTCTCCTAAAAAACCTGCAATATTTCCGTCTCCCTTCATGATAGAGTTGTTGATAACTCCCATTTCGCGAGATTTCGCCCACGCTCTTTTTTTCATATCTTCTGTAATTTCTACTTCAATCATTACCCCGGAGCCTCATAGTAACCAATGTTAAATCCGTCTCTCGTACACTTTTCAACTGTTTCGTCATGACCAAAAGCCTGCAAGTGATCCTCTACATAATTACACACAGTCTTATCTGTTCCGGGCCAATTGTTTTTGTAAAAGTGACACAGTTTTGTGCATTTGAAATGCGATCTTTTTGCGCTGCAAGGTCTGGGATAATCATTGTGCTGGATTTGTTTAAACCTACCTTTAAGCATTTCCAAAAACTTATCTTGATCAGATTTATCGAAACACATACTAAAAGGACCGCCGTCTTTAGTGTAAAATATCGTCATGATTGACTGTTCATATTGAGGATAAAGTTTCGATACAGCATAATGATACAATAACAACTGTGGATCTTCAAGTAATTTTTCGTAAGTTTTTTCTTCTCCGGTCGCCCAATTAAGTCTGCGCCCAGTCTTCCAATCCACAACCTCAAGGATATTGTCGTCAACCTGTGTAACCAAGTCAATGGTCCCTTTGATTGCCAACTGCCCTTCGATCTCTTGACCGTCAGGCATCTTGTATTTAAACTTAGCCCAATCCTCTTCGATAGGAATATCAAACTGAGGTTCGGTATCTACAATATTTCTATTGCGAGGATCAAATTGGCCATTGTTAAAAGTCAAGGCGGTTTCTGTTTGTTTCTCACAAAATTTAAAGTCTGAACCTGTGTATTTATGATGACAGTTTTCTGTATAATGTTTATAGCTAGAATCTAAAACTCTTGAAACAAACTTTTTAGTAGTTAGTGATCTGGGCGTAAAGTTAACTTTGCCGATAGCGTCATCGTTGATATATAGACTTTTTTTGTCTGCATTTTCTTGTAGCTTTTTAGTGCAGGCTGCGAGAACTTCTAAAGCCTTATGAACAACCGTTCCCAATTGCGCCTTCTTTCCTGACAGACTTTGGTGGCCTAGCACATAAGTAATAAAGTATTGCATTTGGCAATACTCGTAGTTGTTGTAGCTAGAACTGCGTATATAAGTGACAATCATTAGTTTTCCTTAATCGTGTGAATTTTTGTTTTATTTGGATTTTTAGAGTCCGCTACAATTTCTTCTTGTAGCCAGCCAAAGTTTTTAATTGAATCAATGATAGCAGTACATGTTTCATGTATTGTCATGTCTTGGTTGTTAATAACATGATCTAGATTGTCCCAACTGTTTTTTATTTCCTGCTCGCTAGAATGTAAATCCACTCCTTCAGTGGAGCGATTGAGGCCGATAACCTTACCTCCAATTTCTTGAATGGCTTCGATTTCATTAGGGAATCTGCAATCATCAATAACGGCCAACATCGGCTGCTCATTTTTAATATCGTTAATACATCTATCCACCCAAATGCTCGGATGCATTCTACGGCAAACGTCTGTGCCAAAAAACTGTAGGAACTCACGAACGGTCATTGGACCTTTTTTCTGTGGTTCACGCCGCCCAGTATAAACTCTCGGCATGTTATCCCATTTTAGATGAGGAACCACTTGCTTTTTATGCTCTGTACTACCGTAAACCTGTTCGTTTTTAAGACCGAACAAGCCAACAGCCATCTCTTTCAGCGGATCGGCAAAAGAATATTTTTTAACGAAGGGCCACACATTGTACATAGCCCATTCAATAAAGTCCACATCTTTTCTATTGATATCCATATATGTATCAGAAACTTCGGTTTTACCGCCCTCTGTTTCAATATCTGTCTTAACAATAAGCTGACCTCTTGGAGAAATAGCAAAGTTTTCAATAACACGGTATGACCTTAACTGATATCCATGCAGAAAGTTCATACTAGTTGTCTTGCCGCTGCCTTTACCGCCAGCGAAGGCAATAATCTTAGTCTTCATTTGTAAATCCTTTTAGTTGTGGATAAAGAAATTCTTTTATTTGTTTTATTGTTAAATCGCCAACGTCTTTTACACCGTCGATCATTTCTGGACGAACGTAGTTGAATCTTCTGCCACACATTTTAATAATCTGATTAGCGGCTTTATTACCCGCGTCATCATAATCAGTCAATACAACAACGTTTAATGCGCCGCTTTGCTCTAGTAATATTAACTGGTCTTCATTGATGCTGCATCCGAATATTCCAACAGCACTAGTAATACCAGCTTCGTGTAAACGCCACACATCTCCTTGTCCTTCAACTAAGAAAACCGTACCTGTCTTCATTATCTCTTCTTTTGCTAGATTTAGCCCGTACAAAACATTTTTTTTGAAACCTTGGCTGTGTAGCCATTTTGGTTTTATATGTTCTTTAATTGCTCGACCAACGCAGCCTACATAATTATACTCTTCGTCATACACAGGAACAACAACACGCCCCGACATCGGTTGGTTTTGAGCAGTACATTCACCAACGTCAAATGCTTCCAAAACTATTTGTGTGTAGTTTCTGCCAATGTAATACGGAGCTGGTATATTTAGCTTACCTTGTATGTCTGTTCTGGAAATTGCGGCTTCTGTCCGCTTTATCTTTTTATTAAAAAAATCGAATGCTTTAAAACTTTTTCTAGGAGCAGCAGCCAGCTCGTCAATATCTTTATCTAAAAATTCTAAGCAGAAGTCCGCAGTTTCATGCATGGTGGCATTTCTTCCTTTTCTGTATGAAAGAACACCACGAACAAAACCAAAAAGATTGTTTACATATTCTTCTTGACAGCTCCTAGTAAAACATTGCCAATTTCCTTTTGATGTTGTCCCGTCAGTAAAAACACAACAAGCTTCTGGAGAATCGCCACCATGTACAGGACAAGGAAAGGCAATTCTGTTCGGATACTCTACGTATTCTATATCTAAATATGTTAATAGTTTTTCAAGATTGTTAAATAACTCATTGCATATCGAAGATATCTTCTGATTCGACAACATCTGTTTCGAACCCTTCTTCTCTCGTTCGCTCGTTTTCATGGATCTCATTTCTTGTTAACCCCTGTTCAATCCTACCAAACCTTCCGTGCATAACCATACTTATATAGTCTCCGTCATCCAACCCCTCGCCGTGACGAGCTACAACAGGAACCAGTTTCCTATTGCCGTTATCCTCTCCATCGGCAGCTATTTCTTCAGGTGACTTCATTTTAAAGATAGAAAAACTTGTACAAAGCCAAATCAATCTATCAGATCCTGAAACCACCGTAGTAGTTTCAGTTGTTGTGCCATCTCTGTTCAGCTGTACAAAAGCCAGACACGCAACATCATACTTTACAGTAAAGTTATGCAACTGTGTGATTTGAAATCCCAACACCTGATATTCTTGCATGGAGGCACTCATGCCCTCGCTGCCCATCAGTTTAAGATAATCATAAATAATCAAGCAATCATTTGTTCTGCCATTCTCATCAAAGCCCACATGTTGGTATATCCATTTTCTCATTTGGCTTAAAATATTTTCAAAAGATTCTCCAGCAATACTGATGTAATGGTAAGGTATTGATTTTAGTTTTTCAGCAGCTTTATGAACTTTTTCTTTATCAATTTCACTTTCTGTAAACCTGCCACTAGCAATACTATTAATTTCAACGCCGGATAAATTAGCAAGCATTCTGTGATAATGATCCTCTTTTGACATTTCTGTATCGAGCATCAATACGGGAATATTTTCTTCTCCTGAGACATGCAGACCAACAGCATCGCCGAACATAGATTTACCAACCTTGGGGCGTGCGCCTACGAGATCAACACACTTCCTTCTAAAACCGCCGCCGATAGCTCGGTCATAATCTCTAAATCCAGAAGGTATTCCAATATAGTCTGAAACATTGTTTGATAAAAATTCTAAATATTCATCAAGACCTTCTCCGATGGTCTCTGTTTTCTTATTTCCAGATTGATATATGTCGCCAGTAGTTTCTAATATGCGGTTCTCAACGCGAGAGATAATGTCCATAATATCTTCGTCGCCAGTGACAGAACTGAGTTCAGAGTCACAAGCCTTCATCATCTTGCGGAAATCTCTAGCTACTTTAAGCTTGGTGATTTTAGCAGCATAAATACCTAAGTTTGATTTAACAATAGGCATATTAAAAAGAGATCTGATATATCCGATCTCCTCTTTTGTGTTGATTACATCTTCAACGCCCATGTTGTTCGCTACGGACAGTATGGATGATAATTCAACTTCTGTATTTTCTGAAATTGATTTATACACACAATCAAATATTAATTGATTCATAGCGTCTGTAAATGATTCAGACGTAACATAATCAACTTCTAAATAAGCATCAAGACCAAACTGACACAATCCTGCCAGCACTGCGCGTTCTGATGCTAAATCTTCTAGTTTATTTATTTTCTTAGACATCTGTCACAAACAAAAAAATCACGTTTAAAGGCTGGGTTGATTTCAAACTCTTTGTTGCACTTACTACAAAATTGAGAAATGAGCGCAAACTTGGGTCTAGACCTTTCTGTTATGGTGATCTCTGGAGTTTTGTTGATAAGATCTTTATGTTCACTGCCATCATCAACAAATTTGTTCACCCTTCCCGGAGGTGTCACTGTTGACTGTTCAGTATTCGAAGTTTTATTCATAGAAAATTCTGAAAATTTAGAGGGCAGCTTTGTTCTGTCGAAGTTCAAGTTCGTTTCTGACACCGCACCTGTAGTAGCTGTAGCAGGTTCTGGAACTGAGATTTCATCCAGCAATTCTATAGCAAGTTCCAGTAGGTCGCCGTCTCCTGACTCCTTTGCCTTGGTAATAAGTTTCTTGATTTTTTCTTTAAGTTCTGCCACTATTTTCTCCTCGATAAATTAGTTAGTATATCTGCCATCTTTAGTATTCTTTCCGAACACCCTTCCAATGTACGAACTCTAGCTTCGGCATGTTTCTTAATTACTAGTATCTGATCTGCTAATGGGTTTTCTTTTACAGCTGCATAATATCGTTGCTGCCATTTAGCGTATTGCCCGCCGTACTGCTCAAGCACCCCACCTATTATATACCAAATAGATGAATCTGCCCACTCTAAAATGTTTTTTTCTTTAACTTTTACAGTTTCTACATATTCAGCGTAAGCATAAAGTTCGTAGGCATACATCAAGCACTCAGCAGGGTTTAGGCCGCGCATTATATCCGCGTCCATGTTTAGTAACGTGGTTATGCGACTGTCTTTTTCTGGAGCCTTGACAGATTTAAGATGTTTAGAGGTTTTCCAGTCTTCAATAGCCTGCTCAAACTCCTGTAATTTTTGCTGTCCATTCATCTTCTGTCTCGTTGTAATTAAACTCAATGATTGTTATACTGTTGACGTTACACCATTCTTTTTTATCGCGATCACGAGCTTGCGCTCTGTAAAATGATAACTTGTCCTTAAAATGAAATTTATTAAATTCGAAGTGTTGTTTGCCATGCACTTCAACAATTAAATTTCTGTTCGGTATATAAAAGTCACCCCTAAGTTTCGAGCGACTTCTTTCTGTTTGAGTTCCCGCTAGGATTACTTCTTCTAGAATTGTATCATACGGATAGCAATTTTCAAGTATCTTTTTAGCTTTTTGATGAAGTTTTGATCTTTTGCCGCCGCCGGTTTTAGGGTTCCAAGTATGCTCTTTACCATCTAGTCCAGTAATTTTCATAGCATCTCTTTAATTTTACTATCTAAGAAATCTACCAATTTAGGATTGTTTGTAAGAAAGGCATACACTTTGTCCTGTCCTTGGAATTTGTATGCTTTTGTTAAAGCTTCATCATCATCGACATCAATGTCTTTGTTGATATCTTTAATTAGATCTTTACATTCAGTCACAAAGTCACAAGTAAACCAAGCTCCACCTTTACTAATTAAACCAAGGTCGCAAGCCAACATTAAAACTTCTTGAGCACTATCAATACCTTTTCCATATCTGATATAGCTTTGGACTTGACCGCCCGGAGCACCCATTGACGAGCAAATAATTTTCCAGTTTACAATCTGACCAACCCTTTCTCCATCAGCGGTCGTCCAAGGCTTAATAGCCGGAGTGTCCATTCCACTGCCAGCGATTTCCATCCTAGTGTCGGCTTGGTATTGAATCTTATTACCACCGTCAGACAACTTGGCCTTGCCAAATCCTCCCGTGTTTGCGATGTAATGAGTTATAGCGATAACCAAACCTCGTTGGCGTGGTAAAAGCATACCAATTTTTTTAGTAAAGATGGAGAGGATTTTTGGAAGACCTGCTCGCTTAGGAGAAAAATCACCATCAAGCTCTTTGGATGGCAACAAAGACGAAACAGAATCAATAATCAGCACAGCTCCCTGATAATCTGGATGACTCATCATTTTGTATGCAACATCTAAAAAGTCTTCCGCAGGAATGGGCTTGTCTTCTGGCGCAATCACATGAATTTTATCAAGATCAAAACCTTCAACTTGGAAGTTCATATCTTTTAATCTACCTTCTACATCCATGTAGATCACCTCTCGGCCCATCTTTTGAACATTTACTGCGATTTGCATAGCGGTTGTTGTCTTGCCGCTTTTAGGGTCGCCAGTCAGCGTTAGCCAACACCCCTCCCTTACACCGCCTCCAAGAGCTACATCAATAGCTGGACTAATAGGAATGACTTCGTAATTACTTTTTTCCTGTAAAACATCCGTGCCTGTCTTGATGATATTTCC